CCCACCGTTCTGTCCCCGCCACTGGCCGTGATCTCGATGAGCCCGCTCTGGTTCTTCGCGTTCGAGACCGCATTGAAGGTGATGTTGCCGGTCGCTGTGCCGTACCCATAGATGAAGGTCGCCAGGTCGAGCGTCAGGTTGCCGGTGAGCGCCGCGCCCAAATTCACATATACCGCGCTGTCCCACGTCTCTTTGACGCCGAGAGTCTTGTCCGTATCGGTCCCGGTGCGCCAATTTGCAGCAGACGCAATATCGCGCAGCCGTGCATCATCACCCGCCGCGACTGTCCCGGTTGTCGTGCCGGTGTTTTTGTATGCAGCGTCACCCAACGTAAGGCTGTCGTTCGGCAAGATTTCGGCGCTCGACGGAGCCGTTACCCACGTTCCGGCAACGGCCTGTGTATCGATGGTTTTCGCCACACGCCGAAAAGCGACGTTCGTACGAGCAGCGGCGGAATACATCTTTGCCGCGTCGTTTCCGCCCGCGATGGCGGCAGTCGTCACGATGCCACTCTTGCCGAAATCCTTTGCCGACACGGCGAGTTCGAGCGTCCCCGCGTTGTCGATCAGATACCAGTACAGGTTGCCCGCCGTCGCATTGACGTGGCCAAGGCTCGCGCCAGACGGAACCACGAGGGAGAGCGCCCCCGTGATCGAACGAACATTGATCTCGCCGTTGCCCGCCGAGTTCGACCGCATCGCAACGACCACAGGGTAAGCGGTAGACGGATTATCGCCGGTAACAGATCGTTTCACCGCGCCGGTAAGTGCATTGGCGTTGACGGTAAACGCCATCGCCAAATTTTGTACTGTATCAGAATCGACCCACGCAAGGATAGCGTCGATGGTGTCGAGGTCCGCGTTAAGCTTGTCGCCCCACGTGTTGGTCGACGCCCCGACTTCCGGCTTGGTGAGGTTGTAGTTCGTGGTTACAGTATCAGCCATTAGACCAATTCCCGTCCGGAGTTGGGGAGACGACCCACAGCCCTTCGGGCACAACTACGCCGGACCAGTTGTCGTCGTTATCTGGCAGCGTATTGGGGCCGTACAAGCGACCCTTCACATCGAACGTTAAGTCAATGGCAGAAGCTAGAACCGCCTCGATGTTGAATGCTCCGTTCCACTCGGGGCGGAAATGGATTTCTCCGGCCAATCCTCTTTCGGCGGTAAAGTGCCCCGACACGCCGAAAGAAGCCGCTACGGGGGTTCCGAAGATCACGACTTCGCGCCCCATGATACCGGCGACGGTAAAAATGGCGTCGACCGGAGTGCCGACTAATGCTGCTGCGTAATTAAAGTAACCGCTCACATCGAAATTCGCCACTACAACGCCAGCAAAGTCCTGTTGCTTCGATACGTTGAAGCCTCCGGCAACAGTGAATACAGCAGCCACCGCAGCAGCAAAGTCCTGTTGCTTCGATACGTTGAAGCCTCCGGCAACAGTGAATACAGCAGCCACCGCAGCAGCAAAGTCAATATTCGCGCTGGAGTAAGCGTTGGTGCCGTATTCCTTGGTGCCGTAGTTCGCGACCATCAGTCTGCCGTAACCTCGAGGGAACCAGCGGGCCAGCGGGCGATGTCGCCAGTGTCAATAGTTTTCGCCACCGCCACAGTGTTATAAGCGATCAGATCGCCACCGACCGCCGCCGACCACACCCCGAAATGCGTGATGTTGCCCCAATTTCCCGTCGCGACGGGGAACGCCACGGAATTGTCGTTAACCGCCGTGGTTGGGTTCGAACCCGACTGCGTGAACGTGCCCGCCGCCTGTCGGGCATAATCCCCGCCTGCCACTTCGTTACCGCCCCCCGAAACAGGCGACCCGGTATGGAGCGAGATATAGCGCCCGGTAAGAAGCGCGGTGAGGGCGACCGTTTCGCCAGACGGAGCAAGAGGCATTATCCGAATGTCCTTCGTTTGGGTTGCAGACGAGAACCCTGCGCGATCGATATCTGATAGTCGGCGTTCATCCGATCGATCAGCGATTTGGCGCGGGCACCCCAATCCGTAGCAGCTTCGGGGTTAACCACCCCGAGCGATGCCACTTCCATTGTGGCGAACATGAGCAGGCGCGGGTATCGGCGCGACACCCACGACTCGTTACTTTCAGTCAGCGTCTCCACGTCGCCAAAATAATGCATCTCCACCGACAACGGCGCCGTTGGCGACACCGATCCGCCGACGATCAAGAACATACCAGACGTGGTGAAGTATTTGGTGGACTGCTGATGACGCGGATCGGCATAGAACTCCTCACGCGTCTTGTAGTCCATCGTATTGCCGCCGAGGATTCGCATAAAATCCATGCTGCGAAAAGTGGGCGGCATGGAGACGCGCGAGTCGGTGAGTTGCGCGGTGTCGATCCGGATCATGTCCCCGATGCGCAGGTCCGCCGAAAGGCGCTCCTCGGCCATCCGAACATAGCCGATAAGCGTCGCGTCCGACTGAACGTCCGGATCAGTGAACTTCGTATAAGTCCTGAGAGTGCTGAGGAAATCGTTGAGGTTCAACTAAACTCGTCCCGGCCATATCCGAAATGCGGCATTCTGGGGATCGTTTAGCCACTTCTTCCAGTCGGCGTCGTCCCATTGCTCTAAGAGCGACTGCTCATAGACGGTCATCGGAATGCGGGCTAGGTGTCTATTGGCGGGGACCCCCCCGTCGATGGTTTTCACCTGCGCTTCCCGATCTCGCTCGACACCTTTCAGAATTTCGTCAAGCTCGACCTCGGTGAATACTTTGACGACGCCCGGCTTATCGGTGTCCTCGACCATGGTGCGCTTGACACCATCCGAGTTGCGGTACATCACCTTGTATTCCATGCTACACTACCACGTGGCCGTGGCCTCCGTCAATTGATGGGCGGAATGCCCGGCACTTCCAATTCGAGCCACTCGCGAACGATGACTTTCGCGTAGTCGTTGGCGAAAGCGGCGACGCCGATGGTGCTGACGCCGGAAAACCCAATCACCGCGATCAATATGAGCAACAACTGTCGGACCTTGCGCATACTTTCGATGATCGGTTCGGAACCCTCTTTGAATGTAACCAACCGATCGATAGCCGGTTGCACGTCCGCATCGAACTTGTTCTTGAACTCAGAAAAGCTGTCGCGAGTCTGCACGGCGATATCGGTCGTCACTTGGAGTGCAAAGGCGGTGCGTTGTAACGCCTCGGACATCTCCTTCACCGAACCACTGAACTCAGTGAGTTGCTCGCGAATTATCTTGCGACTATCGCGGGCGCTTTCTTGTTCTGCCTCGAGCCGCCCCACGGCTCGTAGCAATTCGTCGATGCGGTCCGGCGGATTCGTCATTTCTTCCTGTTCCGGTTGAAGATATCCTTCAACATGTCATCCAACTCAGGAAACAACGGTTTTGACGTGTCGGGCGGTGGATTGTCGAAACGAGGGTCCTTAGGCTTCGGGTTGTTGAAAAGCCGGGCCACGGCACCCCCGACACCCATCGATAGCACTATTCCGACGCCCCACCACCCGGCCTTACGGTAGGCCCACAGGAGCAGCGCAGCCGCCAGAACACCCGCAACGCTCCAAAATGCGACCTTGATCCAAAAGATGACGGGCGCCAGCGCCGCGACGACATAGCAGCTTATATCGAAGCCGCAGTCCATATCACTTCGGGCTCAGGTTGCGGCGGATGACGATGAACGCCCCGACGCCAACGGCGACAAGGAGCGCAGCGCCGAAAGCAACGCCGAGGAAGCCGGTCGCCCCGGAGAATCCAGAAAGCCCCGCGAGGGCGCCGGTCGCGAGCGACGCCCATTCGAATGGGGAGGTTTCTTTCGGTGCCGGCTCCGCGATATTGGTCGCGTTGTCCGTGCCGTCGAAAGGCACCGCCTCAAAATTCGGGGAGTTCCAGTAGGCAACGCGATCGTTTGCGCGCTTGATCAGACCGGGGAGGTCGACCTTCTTGCCGTTGATGGTAGCCTTCGTCCAGCGAAGCAGCTGCTCGGGAACCTCGTCGTACCGGGCGGCGTTGACGCGCTTGAGTAGTGTCGAAGTCTGGAAATTACCGACGCCGACATTGAACACGAAGTCGATCAGAACGTCGCGCTGGTTGGGCTTTAGTACCACCTTGACGAGATCGTACACGGCCTTTTCCGCCTCGTCGGTGTCCTCGTCGAACCACCGGGCGACAACGGATTCGGGAATCTTCTTTCCGGCCCATTGCTTGATCTCGGCGCTGTTGAGCAAGTGGCCGATACCAGCGGTGAGGCGCCCGACGACGCGCGAATTAGGCTTCCACATCTTGGCGCCTTTGACGCCATCGTCGTAGATGTGGTATACGGTGCCCTCGTGCCCGCGAGTGAATCGCTCGCCACGGGGGGTAAGTTCGATGAACGCCAATTGCCCCTCCTTAAGTAAACGCGCGGGGCAAGACAACCGCCCCGCGCGACTACGCAACCCCTAGGGGTTTATCACTAAGGGGACCCGATCACCGCGCCCTGCTTCACGCCGTTGAATAGGACGTGAGCCATGGGGTTACGAACCTCGACGCCCCATTCCGCGAGGATCATACGGGTTTCCGCATCGCCGGTCCGGGCCATCGGGTACTGCCGGAAATTCCGGAAGAACGCGAAGGCGAGGTAGTCCGGATCGAGGATGAGCGACGTATCGGTCGGCATCCAGCGCGACGGGATGACCTTGATGCGGCCAAAATCCGTGGCGATGATGTCCACCGTAGCGACGACTTCCGTCTTGCCGACGAGCACCTGCGACATCGACCGACCAGCGAAAGTGGAAACCGTCCGCTTGATCGCGGGGGGAACCACCATCAGGTTCGGGGAGGCGCCGTTGGTGTAGGCCCCCTGCATCGCATCACCGAGAAGCTTCTCGGTCATCGCGACCTGATCGCCCCCGCCGACAGCCGAGAAGGCGTCGGTGGAGACTGCCGGGAGGCCGGTGGCCGTGTACCCGTAGACGGCGGCACCGGCCACGTTGTTCCGGTCCTTGCCGCGCGCGATGAAGTGCGCGATGGCTTCCGTGGTGCGAGCAGTCGGCGTCGAGTCCTCACCGTCGTTGCGGGCCTGTCGGCCAGAGGCGATGTATTCCATGTCCGACTTGAGGACCTTGGATTTGAGCGCCATCTGGTGGCCCATTTCGCTGCCCTTGCCCGCAGCGTCCGAAGCCTGCTGCGAACCGGAGACGGTCGCATCGCGCTTCGAAATCTGCGTCACGTTGGACAGGCGAATGGTCGGCTGGCTGGCGCTGTTGGCGAGGACAAAGCCTTCAACCTGCGCATTGCTGCCGTCCACGGTGGGGAGGTTTTCGGTCTGCCAGTCGAACTGGCGGTTCTTGGCGTTGCGGCGCCGGGAAGCCGACATAATCGGCGTGTCGAACGGGTCGAT